TCAGGATTTACCTAACCAATAGGCCATAAATCAAATCCGTCCCCGCGGGTGCCCTCGACATTCGGAATTCATGATTGATCATCGTGATGAAAGGATGAAGGCCAGATCTGCTCCCCTGGAGAAATCCAGTAAAGAGGGATCGAAACTTTGGGTCTTTCACGGTAATGAGTTCAGATAATTTCTGTAACTCTGTGGAACATTACTATTTCTGATCATATTGACCAGATTAATAAGATCCCCTTACCTAGTTACTAACTGTACTAATAGGCCTAACTTTAATTACAAGCTTCTCCAAAGAGAAGTTGTCTCTTAAAACCAGACAGTCATCTACGAATATCTCATAAAAGATATGTCGCAAACGAAGCTATTAATCCATATATTGTTGGGGACGATGAATAAAGCCCCTTAGGACTCTAGGCATGGTCACAATCAAACTTATTTATCTGATATAATATCAATAAATATGAGCTGACGTATTTGCCAGATCAAATCATTGGATTTAAATAGATAGGAGGTGATTAAAATCATTAGGATCGAATATATAAAAACAATATAATTCAACCAATAACAATTATATCACTGTATTCCTGAATTTTGATGAAACAGGGCAACCTAAGCCAATCTGTTATACTAGGATAAGTTCTATCACTTCTGGGTATTATTTGTATATATATTTTTATGGATATATATCTAAGTAATATGACAAAAGGATTTGATACTTAGTTGGACGTTGTTCATAAGCTATCAACCACGATTGATGGTGATAGGATACATACTTATAAGTAATATAATACTGTAAGATTGTTGAATATCATTAATCTTAATCAGTACACAGGTAAGTAGGAAAATATTTCCTCAAATCCCCGTTTTACTAAAATACGCCATGAACACATTTTTACTTCTCCTTCCTTTCGGAATTCGAAGCTTTCATTCTTCCACTCGAAGTTTAAGAAAACACAAAACAGATCTAGATCATTTTACTTGGATAAGTAAAAACTGGTCTATCTGTTCTGGACGTTACGTTTTACGTGACATTAATAACCCAGATGCTCTATTATTCTTAACGAATAAAGAATATCATGAATTGTTAAAATCAATCTTAAGTAACGAGAGAGACTGTACTGTCTTCTCAACACCGTCAAACTCCCGCGAAGATATTCTTGAGGAAATCTCAGAATTATCCCACGAGGGTTCCGACACCCCCTTTAACCCAAGTGGGTTTAGAAGGTCACAGATGTTTAATTGTTTTCGTGGATGGAAAATCCAGGAATCGATGATCACTTTTAAAAGAAATTTTAAAAGCTTCCTACCTTCATATTATAAAGATATAGTATGTTGGTTTGGGCGTACTAGATTATCTAGTCGTGATCTGTTCATCAAAGAGATGGCAGGTCGTTTAGACTGTCGTTTTAAAAGTCGGGGTATCAATGATACAATCCTTCTTTATAAAATTATAGTTATTGTAGTACTAAATTATTGTTCTGGGACTCCTTTGAAGAGTACCCAAGAGTTAGGATTACGTGTACGTCTTGTACATGGTCTTCCTAAAGTAATCCCTGTTCCTCTTCGAAATCTAATTCGTGAGGGGAATTCGTTTTATATACGAGTTATCGTATCTCTCTTTTCATCCTATAAAGGATTTAAAGGAACATATAAACCATTTTCCACTAGTTCTATCACAAAAACATTATATCAATATCCGAATTGGCAACCATCAGGAGTCATAAGTGACAAATTTGAAAACGTGGTAACTTCCGGGGAATCAACATCCCAGGTATTATCTCGTATCCGAAATGTAAATCTTAATGTTCTCCAATTGATGAAGTTCAAAATGGGATTTTGGGAAAACTTTAATCCAAATGGATTATGTTTTCCTCTAACTCCTTCTTTTGATGCCTTTAAACTTATATATGCTGCTTCTCCTAATAGTAGATTTTCTTCATTGGGTATTATTCTAGATGCTCTAGCTCTCCGTGCTAATGGAGATATTCTTAATTATTTTTTGGAATATCTCAGATTGGTCGAAGAAAAAGATATCGAGCGTAATTTCAAAGTCGATGCAGATAAATTCGTCCATTGGATTTTCGATATCTGTGAAGATATTGAAAAATCCTTATCAAGTCATTATGGTCGTGCCACTTTCCTAACCAATAAACCTAACAATATTATGTTTGGCTTATTTGGGATGGATGATGGTATCGATCCTGAAGACATGAAAGAAGAATTACTCTTAACTGACTTTGAGAATCTTATTAGGTCTTGGACAGGAGGTTTATACAAAAATTCAGTCTTTATGGATATTCGTACTGCCTATAGAGTTCATCCGTTATGTAACGGTATGAGTCTCGATGAAGCATTACAAAATCCAGAATTTGCATCTATCCCAGGAAATACTTATTTCCATGAGATATGTCAAATTCCATTGTCTGAACTTTGGAAAACATTCTTCCAAAACTTGATTAAGGTTCTCCAATTAGGAAAACTCTCTCTTAGGTTTGAGTCAGCTGGTAAAGTACGGGTTTTTGCTATCGTAGATTATTGGACTCAATCTCTCCTCCGACCTATGCATAACGCATTGTTTCGAATTTTAAAGGATCATCCTTCAGATGCAACTTTTGATCAAGAAGGTAAAGTTCGAGAATTTTCATTAAGAAATTACTCTTTTTTAGCTTCTTATGATCTTAAATCTGCTACTGATATGATCCCTCATGCTCTCTATTTTGAGGCATTTGAAGAGTTCTTAGGTGAAGAAATAACTTTCCATTGGTTAGGATTGTTAACTTCACGTCGGTATAGAGTACCAGGTCCTCTTGATTGTAATGATCCAGAAACCGTTGAATATGGTAGAGGTCAACCCATGGGAGCATTAAGCTCCTGGGCATCTCTAGCTGTCGTACAACACTATTTAGTCTATCTCGCTGCTTGCCTTTGTGGGATTCGAGAATTTAGGGATTATCTAGTCCTCGGAGACGATATAGTTATCGCCGACGAAGATGTAGCTAAGGCCTACCTTCAAGTGTGCGAATATAAAAATGTTCCTATAGGATTAGCAAAAAGTTTTGTGTCTCAAGCTGGATTCTTTCAGTTTGCTTCCCAAGATATGTTGAAAGATGTAAATCTTTCTCCAGTTAGTCTTAAAGAAATACTTTCGTGTTCGGCACATTCACACTTAACGAATGTCAATTTTAATCTTAGTAAAAGATTAGAATTCATGTCGAGGTTAATGCGGAGAGGATTAATAGAAAAAGGAAATATCCTTAGTTCTATATCTCCTATGCTTTCGCATAAGGAGAATATAGACTTAAGAAAATCTATAACAGAGGGACGAATCCCTCCTAATAGGTTTCCTATGATTGTGAATATACTATTCCGAGGTTTAATCCGAGGAGATAATACTTTTACTGTTGCTCAATTGGTGGCGGCGATTAACCGCGATACCAATATGTTCAATAAAAATCATAGGGTTGATATATCTCTGTGTCATGAATTCCTACAATTATATGTAGAAACTTTATCCACAAGATTAGCTAAAATCTACAAAGATATTGACCGGCAAATTATGTTGAATAAATTACCGGGAAATATCTCTTTCTATATCCCATCAGCAACTGCTGTTCGGTTTTTAGATAAGGTAGTTTCTAGTGAAACTGATATACTTAGCGAGAGGTATCGTACACTTCGAAGAGAAACAGACGGGTTGGTATCCGACTGTCTATCGACGATGTATGAAGATTTAATCCTTCGTTTAATTAACGATGATTGGTCTCCTACTCGTGACCTTATTGGTACACTGTCTTTTGTTAGAATATGGTCCCTAATTGAAGAGCTGGAAGCTCTTCGAGCAGAACGAGTATCTTTTGAGAAAGTTGTAGAACAACCCAATCTACGGATACCATATACTACTTTACGACATGCCCAG